ATATAGATCTTTATGGGTTTTTTCAATCCGAAAAATATTTTCAAAATATTGAGGGGGAACTAAGAAAAGATTTTACATTTTATGATAATGTTCAAAAAATGTGTAAAACATATTTGGGAGGAATGTTCGGATCTTCAAAAGTGATTTCAATGCATATAAGAAGAACTGATTTTATTACCGACTCTCAGTTTTATACGTTAGATCTTAAATACTATAAAACTGCATTAACTCATTTTGATCATGATACACCCGTTATTATTGTTAGTGATGATCCACAATGGTGTAAAGAAAACTTTGAAGGAGAGAGATTTTTTATATCTACTTCAAACAATTTAAACGTTGATATGTGTCTTATGTCTTTGTGTGATTATCATGTTATTGCAAACAGTTCTTTTAGCTGGTGGGGATCTTGGTTAGCGAAAAGTAAAAAAACAATCGCTCCTTCAAGATGGTTTTCATCTGATGGACAATTTAAAGATTGGTCTACTGAAGACCTATATAATTCAAATTGGACTTTAATCTGTACTTGATAAAATTATGAAATTTACTGTAAAAAACAAAAAACCAACAGTATCAATAATTACTGCTTGCAAGAATAGGGAAAGATCTCTTCGAGTTTCATTGATGTCGTGGTTGTGTTTTGATGAAGTTAAGGAAGTAATCATAAGTGATTGGAGTTCTGATAAACCTCTAAATTATCTGACAAAATTTGATCCTAGAATTAAAGTAATTCGTGTTGAAGATAAAAAATATTTCAATCAACCACAACCATTAAATCTTGCTGCTAGTATTGCGACAGGGGATTACATATTTAAAGTTGATTGTGATCATGTTTTTAATCCATATGAATCACCATTAAAAACTAATTTACCTGGTAGTAAAGAATTCTTTTGTGGTCAACTGGATACAAAGAGAGTTTCTTGGTTTGATAATAAAACTCAAACAGAGTATATAAACACTCAGATGCAAAGGGATGATTATGCTGAGTACTTATGGTCATATAGTCCTTTCTATAGATATTTGATTGGCATGTTGTATGTGAAGAAAGAGTACTTTGATTCTGTTGGTGGATATAATGAAAAACTTGGTGATTGTTATTCGTATGAAGATGATGAACTTTGCGAAAGACTAGAACTTTTTGGTCTAAAGAAGAATAGAGCAAAAGTTACTAGTTATGATTTTATTCATTTGCCACATGGAGACGATAGAAGAATTGAAAATTTTAAAGGAATCGAAAATCAAGAACAACTTCAAGAGTCACTAAAAAGCAATTTGTCTAATTATTATGATGATGACCATACGAGGTATCAAGTTGACTATGCATTATCTCAAGAACAGATAAAATTTAATAAAGAATTAATAGGAAAAATAGAAAACTATAGAGTTGAAAATAGAACAAGGTGGGAAATGACTCAAATTGATGATCAGAATTATCATGCCACACAAATTAATGAAGAAATTAAACCTTTACAATTCCCTACGGTTAATTATATTTCTTTAGAAGAAAGTTATGATAGACGAATAGAATTGGAGAAGTCTTTTAAACATTATGGAATTAATTTCAAATCTCATATATCAAAGAGATTTGGTGAGTGTGATGATAGAGTGACAGGTAAATATGCACATACTTTAAATGATGGTACAAAGGGATGTGCAGTTTCTCATTTAAAGATGATTAAGGATTGGTATGAAAATACTGATGAACATTATGGGTTTTTTGCTGAAGATGATTTGAGTTTGGCTACACTTAAGTACTGGAACTTTACATGGGACCAATTTATTGAAAAAACACCAGAAGATGCCGACTCTATACAATTGCTTACGATTCGCAGCAATTATCCATCAATGAAAATACGTAGGAGAGAATGGGATGATTGGGGTGCTACCGCATACATTCTTACAAGAGACTACGCAAAAAAAATTCTTGATACTTATGTAAAAGGTGATGAATATTTTTTGGAAATTCCAAACTCTGAAACTCAACCTTTAGTCGAGAATTTAATTTTTTGTTTGGGTGATACTTACACACTTCCATTGTTTGTTGAAAATATCAAATTTATCTCAACTTTTGTGAATAGGGATGATGATGTGAATAATGGCGGTAAAAACAACCATAAAATTGCCGCTGAATTGGTGTTAAACTGGTGGAAAAATCTCAATACAAATATAGTTGAAAAGACTGAACTTGAAGATTTGTTGACTAAGTATTCTACTGACACTGAAAATCCAGATCATAATTTTAATCTTGGCGTATACTACTTTAATAACGGACACACTGCTCCGGCTTTGTCCTATTTTCTGAGGTGTGCGGAGAGAGCAAAGGATATAAATCCCACTCTTGCTTATGAAGCTTTGATTAAAGGATCTTATTGTTACTTTATTCAAGGTACTAGGGATCATAGTGGTAGAGGCATGTTGTGGCAAGCACAAATGTTTTTACCAAAACGACCAGAAGCATACTTCCTTCTTGCACGATATGCTGAAAGACAACAGTGGTGGCAGGATTGTTATTCTACATGCCATCTAGCACTAATGGTTTGCAATTTTGATTTAGAACCACTTAGAACTGACGTAGAATATCCTGGAAAATGGGGAATACTTTATGAAAAATCTTTATCTGCATGGTGGTGGGGAAAAGAATCTGAAAGCAGATCATTAGTAAGAGATATTAAAGAGAACCATTATCAAGATATTAAATCAAAAGACCACTTTAATGCGATACAAGATACTTTAATCAAGTTAGCTACTGGTTATATTTCTGAGGAGGAACTTAAATATGACAAGAATAGAAATCAAAAATTAAGATTTAAATTTGATGGATGGGAACATGTGGATAAAAATTATTCACAAGCATTCCAAGATTTATTTGTTCTCTCTGCATTGAATGGTAAAAAGAAAGGTTTGTATCTGGAAATAGGTGCTCAACAACCTTTCCATCAGAACAATACTGCACTACTTGAAACTAAATTTGGATGGGATGGAATTTCTATCGAAATAAGACAAGATCTTTGTGATCAATTCTTCAGAGAAAGGAATAATAAAATTTTATGTGCAGATGCTTTGACTGTAGATTATGAAGAACTTCTCTCTGAGTTTGATAAAGGAACTGTGTTTGATTATCTTCAACTAGACTGTGAACCATCTGAGACCACATATAAAATTTTATTAGAAATTCCTTTTGATGACTATAAATTTGCTTTGATTACATACGAACATAATCATTATGTAGATCTAACAAACACATATAAAATTAAATCTCGGGAATATCTTCAAAGCAAAGGGTATAAATTAATGGTCCCAGATTTATCCTTGAATGAGAATAGTTCTTTCGAAGACTGGTGGTATCATCCAGATTTAATTGATCCTTCTATAGTTGAAAAGATGCAAAGAGATGATACAATAACAGATGTTCGTTCATATATGATTGAGGTTAACCAATGATTTATACAGTCTATTCAAAAAATGGATGTCCATTTTGCACAAAAGTAAAAAATGTGCTAGAATTATCAGATCAAAAACATGTGGTGTATATGCTCGATAGAGACTTCACCAAACAAGAATTTTACGAAAAGTTTGGTGAAGGATCTACATTCCCACAGGTTATTTGTGATGATAGTATTATAGGAGGATCAGTTGACACAATCAAATTCCTCAGGGAACGAAAAATCATCTAATAACCCCCTAAATAAACATAAGGATCACGGTGTTAATCGTGGCATTGAACTTATGCTTAATGGAGGTAAAAGAAAGCAACTTCATCCATTCCACGTCATCTTTGAGAAGATGGTTTGCTTTCTGAATCGGGAAGTTACCATCTATTTTGAGTTTTCCTTTAAGTCAAGGAAGAGAAAAGTAGTTTCCCGAGGCAAAAGAAATGTTAGCAGTTAGTTTAGTATTCGGTTCCTTTCTAACCGTATTGTTTCTTGTAGTGGGACTAATTGGAGGTTGGGTTGCAAGAGAGTATATGATGAACTATCGGGAAATTCCAAGACCTCACCCCGAAATGTTTGATAATCAGGGTAACCTGATACCAGATGAGGTTATTGCATTTAATTTTGAAAACTATCATGACTACGAAATCGACGACGAAGACGACGAATAAGACATCAGCAACAAGAACTAAAAAAAGTTCTACGAATATTGAACTTCCATCAAATCCATTTGTATTTGAGATTTTAGAATTAACTTCTAAGCAGAGAAGTAATGCTAAAAAGGTGGAGGTACTTCAAAAGTATCGCCATCCTTGTCTTGTTGCAATTTTCCTATGGAACTATGATGAAACATTAATTTCTGCACTTCCTGCAGGTGATGTTCCATATGCAAGTAATGGTGAGCAAAATTCTTTTAGTGGAACGCTAAGTGAAAAAATTGGTGATGCTGTAACCAAAATGGAAGAACTTAATAGTAAATCATTAGGTTCTCAGGACCAAGGCAGATCTTCTATCCGCAAAGAATATAGTAAATTTTATAATTTTGTTAAAGGTGGAAATGATGGATTAAGTTCTCTCCGCAGGGAAACAATGTTTATTAATCTTTTACAAGGTTTGCACCCCTTGGAAGCTGAAATTGTGTGCTTAGTTAAGGATAAAAAATTGGAAGAGAAATATAAAATTTCAAGAAAAAATATTTCTGACGCATATCCAGATCTTGTATGGCGAGATGGTAAGTAAACATGA